TTGCCTGTTTAAATCTGCTTCTGCGAGTGAGACAAACGTGGAAGACACAGATGTTAGGTCATCTCGGTTAAGAAAATCTGCAATATTTGTCTTTAATTCTGCATATGTTGTAATTGGCATTAGTTAACTCTCAGTTTATTTCTGTATAACATATTTATTAGCGAGATAGTAGCCCACGCTCTAACTCTTGTTGTTTTTTATATTCTTGCATAGCAGCCAATACACCCGGTGCTAATAATCCAGCAGCAGTTAAATTTTTTAAATGTTTAAATTCTGGATCAAAGCGAGCAAATTGAGAGCGTACTAAATTAGGGGATAATCTAACATCTACATTTGAAGGATTTGATAAATCTTTCATATACTGCCTTTGTAAATCTCGCTCTTGTTCCTTTGTGTAACCTATGTTTTTAAATTGACTAGAATTAATTCCCGGGCCTGTGTCTTTTATATTTTTAAACTGAACACCACTTCGCCCTTCTTTTCTAGCAGCATTTTCAATTTCTCTTGTTGAAATTTTTTGACCTTCCGCCCAATCAAGCCAACTTTGAACAGAAGGGTCTTTTATATCACTTATATTCATCTTATGCCAATCTGCACCAGCACCCTCAACAATTGTGTCGCCAAATTTACTTCCAAGGCGCAAAGGATAAATTTGACCATCACTAATACCTCTTGCATAAGTGCTTGCTAAAGTTGGATTATCCGTCGAAAAAACATTTCCTTCAAATCCTTTTATATCCGCGTTTGTTCCATGAAACCCTTTTCTTGGGTTCATTTGATCTGCACGCGCCATCCTTGATGATACGTCCATTGGTATTGGCGTGTTTTTAAACATATACTGATCGTCAGCCGCATCCATCATTTTTTCAGTTACATCGCGAGCATTACCCGATGCGCGCATTTCTAAAACCTTTTTAGCCATTGCTTCGGCTTCATTTCGGGGCGCAGGTAAAGATGGGGTAACAGTATTGCCCTTATCAGGAAAATAACCAAACTCATTTACATCATCGCCAGCAAAATAAAGGTCTTTTACTTTTACCTTTTGAGATATTACTTTACCCGCGCCATCACCTCTTGGGCCATAACCTTCAGCGCCATGTAACTTTGCATATGTAGGGCTTAAAGTTACAAAATCACCTTCATTTATAGAGGTTATACTATCTTCATTTGGGACTGCTCTATACATTGTAACTTCTGCATCAGGGCTGCCCTTTGCTTTAATAATTGCGCTATAACTTTCTTTATTAGCCATTCCATATTCATCACCACTAAATCTTGGCCCGGGTGCGTAATATTTTGCTCCATTAGGCCCATAAAATTCGCTTGGATAGCCGCCACTTTCTCCAGTGACAGATTTAGTTATATCATCAAGGCGTACCGGGTTTTCACTTTGTGGGCCTCTTGGCTGATGTCCACCCCTGTAGGATGTATCAACAGTTTGAGATACCTCGTTCGGATCATACCCAAATTTTTGTATATTTGCTTCGCGGCGTAATTCTGCTGCTGTTGGCTTCACATAGCCTTCAGGGTTTGCATTTTGCTTTAGCCTAATATTACCACCAGACATGCCCAGCGCGTTAGGGTCAACTTCAATCCGTTTGGCTGTATCAAGTAATCCCCTTGCGCCCTTCTTAATGCCAGCAGCCATTGCGTCACCAAGTCCGGGAACTAAGCCAACTAGAGCTGCGCCGCCTAGAGCTGCCACCAGTGCATAATTAGGGTCTGGCTTTTGCAGTTCGTCGTAAACTTCTTTGGCTGCCATAGCGTCACCAATAATAGGCGTGGCTTCAGCTACAAATCTTGCGGCGTCCATTGGGGTAAAGCTCATTGGCTCTACTGCAAGTCTCTGCCCTTCTTGGGCGTAGCCTGCATAATTATTTTGATCTAGTAAGCCCATTATAGATTTAAGTTTTGCTGTTTAGATAAATCAAATACTTTGCGCATCATCTCCATGTCACCCATGTATTTACCAAACAATGGGTCATCCTTGTATTTTTCTACAAAGTTAAAGAACTCTTGCTCGTCGCTTACGTCAGGCATCGTAGTTTGTATAATAGGACTATCTGGCTGTACGCCGTATAATAAGCTGTAAACATCACTGCTTGGCACTTGCACGTCTTTATTTAGCAATCCAAATTTTTTCGCTGCTTTATCAGGCGCTTCAGTCATTTTTGACAGTAAGCCATCTTTAATTGGGTCATTGCCAGCAAAGTTAGCTTGGCCTAGCGTGCCGTAATATGTTTTATCGCCAATGTTTTCTACAGGCTTACCGCCAGTTGTCATAAGCGAGCCGTTGACATATTCCATCTCGTCGCCCGGTGTTAAGACATTAGCTAGAAACTCAGTAATGCTATTCCTGTCACTTGCGCCTTTATCTAGCGAGTTAAGAAAGCTTAAAAATTTATTTTGTGCCATAATTATAGCCTATGCGTTGTATTTTTTACAAACTATCACAATTTTTCCATATTAGCTAGTACAACACGCATTCTATCTGATAGCTTCCACGTTCCAGCACGCCACCGAGCAGCAAATTGTGCATCTTCCAACGATAGGCCTCGGCTCATATAATTTTTAATCCACTTGTTCATCATTAAATTTTTCATCTTAGGTGACAAATTGTCGAATTTTTTTTTATTCATGCAATGCCTTTGAGATTGCGCTTGATAGACCTATTCCAGCTCATGCTTGCGCCAGACAATGCTGTGGCTGCGTCTGATGCCATAGTCAAACATAATGCGTCAGCCAAGTCAGGCGATTTTAGCCCACGCTTGCGCATCGCGTCCTTACTCTCAGCTTTCATCTTGCCTGCGCTGGTAAATGCGTATCGTATGCCAGTTAGCTCGGCTAAGAGCTGATCATTTTTTGGCAGTTTGCAGGATCTATCTTCCAGCCACGCTTTTGTCTTAAACCACAACTCGCTGCGCAGGTTCATGTAAGTCTTGCCCATAGCAGGCGCTTCCCCAACATTAATTCCACGCACTGGAGCGCCCAGCTCACGCAGCCTATCAACTACACCGCCGCCAACACCGATACTATCCACAAGTATCTCGTTTGGGCGCAGGCTTGGCGATAAGTTATCATATTCAGCCATGACACGACCCACAGTCTGCATTAAGTCTAATCCTTGCCACGCTTCAATATCCGTCACGACATTGCCATATCTTTTGCATAGCGCAGTCTTATCTGTGCCAAACCTTGCGACGTCCAAGCCCCATATTGGCCTAATGTCAGGCGTAATTTCAATGTCACGATGTATTGCACTTTCGGCAAGGTGAAACGGAATGATCGTATCGTCGTCTGCTAATGGGAACTCGCCAAGCACACGTATGCGGAATGCATTTGATTCTTCGCCATATCTCTCACGCATCTCCTCGACAAACTCTGTCGATACAAGCGGGCTATCGACGCACGACCATCTGCGCGTCCACCAGCTCTTAGACATGCGTGTTTGGCTCTCGTAAAATGTGCCTGATGAACGTGTGGGGTTAGATAAAAGCAACGTGGTTGCGCTGTGACCTGACATTGAGCCGGCAGCAGCTTCAAAAACTTTCTCAGGCACACCAGACGCCTCATCTACCACCAATAAAACATTCTCAGAGTGAACGCCTGCTAGTGCCTCTGGCGTTTCTGCGCGTGACGTTCTGGCTGATATGAAAGCCTCGGACGCTGCCGACGTTAGCTCGACGCGGTCTGATTTGGTGGTTAGCAATTGCTGTAGGTGGGGTGGCAGCTCGTTAATCCAGCGTTTTAGCTCGGCAAACAATGCGTCAAACAATTGGCTGGACGTGGGGGCTGTGACGACGACCTTATTTGGGAAACGCAGTAGGAGAAACCAGAGCATAGCCCAAGATGCAGACGTCGATTTACCTGTACCATGCCCTGATCGCACTGACATCTTACGCTCGCCATTCGCTATGGCCTCCAGAAATTCGGCTTGGTAATCGTATGGTGTAGCGCCTAACACCTCTTTGACGAATAGCACTGGGTCATCCCGGTAACGTAAGACAAACTCTTGTAATGGATTGTCACTCATCGGATACATCCTCGTAATCTGCGTCAATCGTCTTTGCTTCACGCTCACGATCTTCGCGGTCTATTGCCGCCAAATCGGAATTGACTTTGCGCAGCGCGTCTAAATGCATGTCACCCA